AAGTATCTCAGCTATTGCAAGTACATCCTTTGAAGGAGGCGGTCAAGCACCTGGTGACCCAGGCCTTCCAGATGTATCAGGTATAACAGCAACCAGTATGGCAACACCATCAGCCTCATTGTTTGGTAGTAACAACAACTTGAACAACGTAGGTGCACCACAGGATGGCCAAGGAGGTCAGAGTATCACAGTCAATGCTATAGTAAGTGAGACTCAAGTAACAGATGTACAGAATAGAATAAACAGAATACAACGTAACGCAGAATTATGACAAGTTATCAAGCACTAATCAACCACATTGAGGCCTTCTATAATGACCATCTACAGGTTAAGAAGGTAGGCTCAGACTTCACAGAGCAATTACCTAACTTTGCTACCAAGGATGAGAGATATCCTTTGGTGTTCATAGCTCCAGTCTTTGCATCTCCGACCACAAACACCAACACGATCAGCTTAGAGATATACTGCTTTGACATTATACAAAAGGATAGAGCTAACATCACAGTGATACTGTCTGACTGTCATCAGATATTGGTTGACCTGGTCAATCAGTTCACATTCAGTGATGACTACTCCTTTGATATCATAGGCTTACCATCGCTCACACCTATGAACAACCAACTACTTGACTATGCTGCTGGCTGGATGATGAGTTTAGATGTTGACATGAGTAACTGGACTGATTGCCAGGTACCACTTCTAACAAATTTGCCAACGTAGTACAATATAGGTATGGCAAGCAGACAAAAGATATCACAGATGACTCCGAAAGGGGCTAATCTTGACTTCACAGATTTACTTGAGGTAAGTGTTTTGAGTGGCTTTGGATACAACACCTACTCTATCACAGGCCTTGAGTTGATGAGAGCTGCTGCATCATTGAGTAACTTGTACACTCAGACAGCATCAAGCACACCTGTCACCAACACAACTACTGAGACCTCCCTCCTTGATGGCGGCTTAGGTAGTTTAAGTATCCCTGCTGATGGGTTCAATATAGGTGATAGCTTCCATGCTATACTAACAGGTCATATCTCATCTGTCAACAACCATACCTTGACTATAAGGATAAAGTCTGGCAGTGTTATATTTGCAACAACAGGAGCAATCACAATGGCAGGAACAACTGGTAAGCATTGGAAGCTGGAAGTATTTTTTACTGTGAGGACTATAGGAGCAGCGGGTGTAGCATCCATAGCTACAGGAGGTGCTTTCATGTACACAAAGAATGCATCTACTAACTTTGAAGGGATTAACTTTAGTACTGAGAACACTACTACCTTTGATACAACCATAAGCAACACACTATCAATCACAGCTCAGTGGGATACTGCCAACGCTGGAGACTCTATATACTCAGAAATATTTACACTTAATAAAACTTATTAACAATGCAAACAGATAACGACATACTAATTGCAAATCAAGGAACATTTATCCTTAATAACACAGTTGCAAAAACAGTAACTATCAATGCTATAGTAGCACTTGAGGATACTGTATTCAGTGCTATCAGAATAGCAGGAACAGATGTGAAAGCAACTTACATTGCTGCACCATCAACAGCTGTGAAGGCAGGTACTATCATACGTGCTACTAATGCTCAACAGTTTAGTGGTGTTACTTTAACAAGTGGATCAGTAATTTTAGTACTATGATAAGTGCATTAAATTTTAGGATTGGTGGTGGTGGTGCGGCTCCCACACCTGCGCCAGTTGGTGCTACGTTAATGAAAACAGGACAAACTACTTCTTACCGTACAGGTGATGATGGTGATATTGAGGCTGGTAGAGCGACATCATTTACAGTACTTGCAAGCAACAATCCATTTGGTAACACGAATAGATTTACAGATACTGCAGGCGGTCAAACATACACCAACAGAATTAGAATAGATTGGAGTACATACGATGGAACAAACGTTTTAGGGTATTACCAATTAGCATCACCTCTTTTACAAACGTGGGCGCAAGCAATAGATTGGGGCTTAGCTCTTTCAATAAGTCCTTTTACAAGTGGGTGGAGGCTTCCTAATGTTAATGAGGTGATGTACTTAATGAACTGGAGTTTGAGTGCTAATGTTAATTATTCACCTTTTTCAATAGCGACATTAAGCCACTGGACAAGCACTACAAACAATAATGATACATTGAGTGCGCTTATAGTTTTAAGTAATTCAACTAACTCTATTCTAAATTACAGTAAATTATTAACACGTAATACTTTTTTAGCTACACGAACATTCACAGTAACAGGAACAACATTAACTTAATAAATAAAAAAAATGGCAACTTATAAATTTCCACAGTTCAACGTTGAAATAGTTAACCCTACGGTTACTGTATTAACTGTAACAGATAACATCATTGAAAGAGTATGCTCAGCAAGTGTATTACTTGCTACTGCATCTACAAATTTTGGTATTGAGTTTACTGGTTACACTTACACAACTGATTGGAATGACCAAGAAATAATTGATTGGGTAAACAACGTAGAGCTTCCAAAATACGAAGTGAAGTAATCAATGGCAAGATACGCTAACACTGGAGAGTTTAATGTCCTTTATCCTACCAGGAGAAGGATGGCTACGATATTGAAACGTATTATCAGAAATGATGTTGTTGATGGTGAAGGCACATTGGTTGAGTCTATCAGAATCAATGCTAAGATTACAGGCTTTGAGAAGCTTGAGATACAAATCATTGCTATGTACTACTTCATATTTCTTAACAACGGTGCATACTTATGGAACAATGGTATAATTACACCTCGTGACTATGTTGCACAGTTCACAGATGAGCTGAATGCAGCAGGTATCACAGCTGAGATATACTCACAGTACACTGAGTGGTTAACAAAAAGATTTCCTATCCTACAAGTAGCAGAAGTACTTGAAAAAAACCAAAGAATCACTTATACTTTCTACGCTATAGACCCACCTGCTGGCTTCCAACCAGGCGTTGCATTAGACGTTTAGTTCCTTCTTCATACCTAACATATTAAAGGTCATGATTAGTGATAGATTAGTCACTTCATTGAACTTAGTTAAGTCCTCATTGCATAGGCTGTAGATTAGTCTCTCCCAACCCCACTTTTTCTCACTCTTTTTCAAAGCTATCTCCTTTGCCTCATCAGATGTAACTGGCACCTCATCCTCATCCTCCTCACTACCATCCTCATCTGTGAACAGATTAGCATACGTAGTCATGAATGAGTCTCTGTAAGCAAGATACTCTGGCAGGATACCATAGATATCATTGATACACACCTCATCAAAGATACTGCATCTTAGACTTGGCTTAAACTCATACGGTTCAAACACTGTCTCTCCCCAGTCATTGGTCATCACCTTCCGATATATGATAGATGCAATGTGGCCAACGTGCTGATTATAGTCTTTGGAGAAGTAGTGCTCAAGGTCAATGAACTCACCTACAGTAAGGGTGTTCAATGGCTTATAATGATACTCACCAATCACGTGCTTATAGTTCTTGGATGGCTCAGAGTTTATGAAGGTGATCTTAGCCAGCATCTCACTGACTTCACTTATGTCAAGGTCTTCTAAGTCATCGGATGGGATATCAGCCAGGGCAGAAAGTATCTCTATCTCCCTGGTGAACACCTCTTGTATAGAATACAGCTCTCTAATCTCTTTGAACTGTAATACATCTATCTCACTCCACGACTTCGGTAGGTACATCCTTAGGCATTTGTTTAGCTAACTTCTGACCTACCTCAACTAAGTAAGGAACGGCAATCTCTGCCTTGAGCTCTCTAATTATCTTTGCTTTGAGCTTGATGTGTGCATCTGCATAGTGCTCAGCCTTTGTCAAGTCAGTACGTTTGAACAGGATAGCCAGCATCTCTGAGATGTATCCCTTATGTCTTGAGTGCATAACCTTGTCAATGTGCTTTGTATCCCTAACAGATAGCTTGAATGTCTCATCAAAGGCGGTGTAAGTGTAGTTCATGTGCTCAAAGGACGGTTGTAGCTCTGGCTTACCACTAAGATTGTTGAACTGCTTAACATATTCTTTGAACTCCTCAATAGATACATCATCCCAATCTGCCTCCGGCACTCCTAACAAAGTGAACACGTCAATGTGTTTCTCAATAGCATCCAGCTCTTGATTAGCATGGATTGTTGTGATGTCCTCGAACTGTTGCACCGTCAACTCATTCAGTTGGTTGGGTACTTCTCTACCTAAAATTGTTACCATAAATATAATTTTTAACAAATATAATACTTTTTACAATATAGGCATGGACAGACCAGTATACAAGATCACTATTGATGAGGCTTACTCAGATGGGGAGGACTTAGGTATGGAGATGATTGCCTTCACAAACAAGCCTGCTATTAAGGTGAAAGGTATGGCATTCAATTCTCATGTTGCTCCTATGACATTCAGTGACTCAGTCAAGATGCGTATTGTTGCACCTGCCATGATACCTATGAACATCTATAGACAAGATGAGGACGGTGAAGAGTATGATGTTCAATTTACTGCTGAGGTGATTGAGCAGATACATAGCAAGTTCATGCTTAACCTTAGCAATAAGAACATCTTTAACCTTGAGCATGATCAAGATGAGAAAGTGCCTGCATACATCCTTGAGGCATGGATAGTAGACAGCCCAGAGACTGACAAAGCATTCACAACATACGGCATTGAGGTACCTAAAGGCACTCTAATGTTGACAAGCCAAGTAACTGACAGAGAATACTATGATGCACTGGTTGAGTCTGGTCAAGTAGGTTACTCTATTGAGGGATTCTTAGGCATGAAATTATCGGAACAATTAAAATTAAATACAATGAAGTTACCAGATGGAGAACACATGATTGAGGATAAAATCTACGTTGTTAAAGACGGAGAAATTATCGAGATCAAAGAAATGCCTACAGAGATGGAAGCAGAAATGGCTGCTGACCCAGTAGCAGAAGAGGAAGCTGAAGTTGCAGCAGAGAACCCAGAAGCAGAGGCTGAGGATGCTGAGGCTGATGCACCAGTACAAGAGGAGATGGCTATTGACCCAGCGGTTGATACAGAAGCTATCCTTGCTATCGTAGCACCAATGCTTGAGGAGCACATGAATGCAGTTATCAGAATGATTGCTGACTTAAAGAACCAACTTGAGGAGAGTCTTGCTGTTGAGACAGAAACAGAAACAGAGAGTGTGGAGTTGACTTCACATGAGAAATTTAAAGAATTTGTAAAATTTTCAAAAACCAAATAACATGAACCGTAATCTTAAATTCAATTTAGATATTGAAACAAACGCACTTTTAGCTGCGAACCCAGAGGAGTTTTATTCAAAGGCTTATTTATCAAGCCCTGACATTCCTAACAACTTCCGTACTTTACCAGGTGTAAAGTCAAAAACTAAATTGGCTAATGTAGTATTTGGTCAAGTGTTGCAAGCATACAACTGTGCTTTCTCACCAAGTACTGACCAATTAGATGCTATTGACATTGATGTATGTTCATTGTCTGCAATGGCTGAGCTTTGTCAGTTTGATTTAGAGCAGTCTTTCTTAGCTTTGCAAATGACAAAAGGGTCTAATGGTGATTTTACTGTTGCATCTTTCATGGCATACTACTGGAATGAGATGGCTTTGACTATTGGTCAAGACATTGAGGTGTTGAGATGGCAAGGTAATGATGCATCTCTTGATCCATTATTGTCTTTGTGTACTGGATACTTATTCAAGATGTTCTATGATACAGATGTTATAGGTTTATATGATGGAGCTATCACTACATCTAATGTATTGACTCAATTAGAGGCTATGCTTAATGCTGCACCTGCATCTATAGTAAGACGTAAAGCTGACTTAAGATTTTATGTTTCAACAAACGTAGCTAACGCATATGAGTTGAAAGCAGCATCTGGTAACACTCAGACATTCGTTACTTTACCATTAGGATTAACTTTCTTAGGTATCAATGTAGTGACTTGTGAAGGTATGCCAGATAACACTATGGTGTTGACATTGAAAAATAATCTTATATACAGTTTTGATGCTGAAGGAGACTCTAAAGCATTGAAAGCTATCAACTTAACTGACACAGTTGCTGAGCCTGTATTGAGAACTCGTGCCAACATGAAGGTAGGTTTCCATTACACCAACCCTACTGAGATTGTTTTGTATAACGCATTCTACATCTAAATATAAAGGGAGGTAGTAAGTGCCTCCCTATTTTTAATCTTTAAAAAATATACCTATGAGCTGTGAAGCATTAATTGCCATCGAAAAAAGCTGTGATAACAACAGTGGTGGTATCAAAAGAATTTATATCAATCTACAGGATAACGTAGACATGGATACATTATCAACAATTAGCCCTGTTGTTAACCCGGGTGATGCATACACTATTGATGCACTTGACTTAGTAGTTGCAGCTGATCCATTCACTGAGTTTGAGTTCAGACGCAATACATCTGGATACACAGAGGAGAGCAATATTGACTTAATCAATGGCTCAAGTTTTGTTACTCAGACTATCAACCTAATGTTCCACAGAAGAGAGGCAGCTAAGTCTAACGCAATCAAGGTACTTGGTTCTGGGCAGCAGTACTTATCTGCAATAGTTGAGGATCAGAACGGCATCCTTTGGTTCTTCCCTTACTTGCAGTTGACTGCATCTGGTGAAGGCTCAGGAACAGCTCGTGCAGATGGCTCTAAGTACAGTGTTACACTGCTTGCGGAGAATGACCAGTTAGCTTATGCAATGACTTCTGCTGTGTTGACTAGTTTACTATAACCCTATCATATCTATAAACAGCCTCACTACTTAGTGGGGCTTTTTTTTAACAATTATTTTTTAGTAGTACAATATAGGTATGATATATCTTGAGAAAGACACAGTCAACTTGTTTGTTCTGACCTTGACAGAGGTTACAACCATCCCAGACCCTTACTATTTATTTGAGTTTGAGGATGAGTTCAACACTGCACCCGACCCTATATACTGGGAAGGTACAGATACTTCTGTATATCCCTCAAGATTCAACCTATTCACACTTGATGAGCCCACAGATATTGACTTCGTAAAGGGTCAGTATAGATACAAGGTGTATCAAAGCTCAGAACCCACAAACGACCCTACTGGCTTGACCATGATAGAAGAGGGGAGGATGGTAGTGGCAGGTGTAACACTTAACTCAATATATGACTAATGGCATGGTATAGTAGATTCGTAGGCAATAAGCCTAAAGCAACAGAAGTAGTGGAAGGATATCAATCTTTTAGCACTCCATTTGGTAACGTAGGCAACGCCAACTTATCACTGCCTTATGTCAATGGTAGATATCAGATAGCTGGATACATACCATTTGGCCAGGATAATATGTTCCCTGAGCTACTTAATCAGTTATACTACACATCACCTTTACATGGTGCAATAGTGGACTTCAAGACTAATGCAATAGTCGGAGGAGGATATACTCTTGAGACTGCTAAGATGTCTAATGAGGATAAGTTGAAGCTGTATACTTTTGAGAAAAAAATGAAGCTCAACAAGACCAGCAAGGCTATAGCTCAGCAGTTGATAGTACACCACAGAGTCTACTTCAAGCTATGCTATAATAAGAAAGGTGAGCTGTACAAGATAGAGAATGTATCACCTGAGAAGGTGAGAGTGGCCAGAGATAAGATAACATACTTCATGTGTGACGACTGGTCAGCTCGTATTGATATAGTACCTATCAAGAAAGCACATCCTGCCAACACTGATCTTGAGCAGTTATATGTTTATGAGATAATGACCCTGGGTCAGGAGTGGTATTCTTTGCCACAGTATACATCTGCTTTGAACTTTGCCTTCCTATCTGGTGAGCTAAGCTACTTTGCTAAAAGTAACATTCAAAACTCAATTTTTCCTTCCTTTGCCATGATGTTCCCTAAGAGACCACAGTCAGAAGAGGAGAAACACATGATCAAGAACACTATTGATAGGTTGAAAGGAGCCGCCAACTCGGGCAAAGCTGTCGCTTTTTTTGCTAACTCAGCTGACCAACTACCAAAGATAGAGGCATTGCCTACCAATAGCAATGATAAGCTCTTCCATGAGGCCTCTGCACTCAACACTGAGCAGATATGTTTCTCACACACTATAGATCCTATCTTGATGGGAGTACGTACCACAGGAGCACTTGGCGGTGGGGCTGATATCAAGCAGGCATACGTTGTGTTTGAGAAAAATGTAGTGATGCCATTGAGAGACCAGGTTGAGGAGATAGTGAATGAGCTATTAGCACTGGCTAAGATACCAGGTGTGTACATGATTAACAACTTCCAGATAATCAATGAGACTATTGTTGAGATAGAAGGAGATGCATCTAAGACAGCTGATGCCATCAACTCATTGAGTCCATTAGTAGCTACCAAAGTATTGAATGCAATGACTCCGAATGAGGTCAGAGCACTTGCATCCCTGCCTCCTATAGAGGGCGGTGATATAATACCAACAGAAACACCTGCACCATGATATACTTTATAACAGAGACATACCTCAAGACCAACACTCCTATCACAGCTAATGTGGATGTAACAGATGTTACTCCATACATAGCTACTCAGGCTCAACTTAGAGTGATGCCTATCTTAGGAACAACATACTACAACTATCTACTGGCAGCATACAACGGTCAGACGTTGACAAATGATGAGGAGGCACTTGTTGCCTTCATAC